AAATCAAATGGTTTTAGATTACTCATAGCGTATTATTTTGTGTGTTTGTAGTGATGTTTCAATTAATTCAATTCGATTTTTTAAATCTAATGCCGCATCATCTGCCGTTGTAAATGGTTGAGATGTGTATAAATGGCTAGTGATTTCACTTATTCCGGTCGCTATCCAAAATTCTTTTTCTTCAACTTCAATAGAAAGTATTCCTGTATAGATAAATTCTTTTGTTAATACTGCATTACCATTATCATCTGAGTTTATCAGAAATTCTTGTCCCAGTTCTGTTTTAAAGGAAAATATATGTATTTTATTTCCATAGGCAAATGTTGGATTGCTCAATGAATAAATGTATTTTCCTTTTCTGCCCGATCCGTCAATTACTGTTTTCCCTGCCATTGCCTGGGATAAATCAAATGGTCTTTTTTGCATCATTATTTTTTTTCAGTTAATTTACGTAGTGTGTTTGTTTTTGATGGTGCAGTATATGATTCACACCAATCAAGCCATGTTATAACGTGATCCATTCCTTGAGGTGCCAGTATATATGAATAACACCATGCTGTAGTTTTCCATCCCCACCACTTCTTGCGTTGTTTTAATATGCATTTGTCAAACCACATAGAGGGAAAATACAAGCATTCAACGTATCGCACATTTTCTTCCTGTTTGAAAATCCATTTCATATTAAACGGTTTGTGGTTGTGAAAGAAAAGATTTGATCTCTATTTTCATTGGCGATTGAAGTTCGCGGAATGCCTTTGCATCGTACCATTCACGCTCACCAAATTGATCCAATTTTGGATATTCTAATAATGAAATGTATTTTATTCCATCTTCCATTTTGACACCGTCCACAATGCTTAATTCTTTATATTTTGGGCCATAGCTCTCATCATATCCTGTCTGTTTTTTATATTCTTCCCATGGAGAAAGCTCCCAATAATTAAATGAGTTTAAGCACTCAACTAATGATCCTTCTGTCATTTTTTAGTGTTTAGATATTTTTGGATTGTGAAATGATTGATTCCAAATTTATTTCCATTGGCCGCTGAATTTCACGAAAAAAACCTCTTTGATAGCCCACTCTGATTCCTACAATCGGATGTATTTTATGCCATTTTTCAGATAATATCACCGTCTCTACTGTATTCCCATCAATTGCCAATCCTGGTATGATATCTGATATGGTTAATATTTCTCCTATAGAAATAGGCTGTGCTAATGGCTGCCGCACTCCATCTACATGCGCATATCCATCGCTTGGAAATATTACCTCAACTAATGATCCTACTTGCATTGTTTTTTGTTTAAATGGTTAAGAAATTCTCTTGCCAATTCTACCTTTACTTTGATTCCTGATATTGCTTTTTCATCTCTTCTAAAATATTGTTCAATAACTCGTTCCTTCAATGGAATATCATCAAAAATCATGGTGCGCCTCAATTCCTGCTCCGCTTCTTCTAATTGACTTCCTGGCAGCTCATACTTCAATCTTCTGACCTCCTTATCTATTAGAAATTCAGGTGTATTGATTAACCCATAAGCCAATATATAATCCTCTGCGTCTTCCAAAAACATATATCCTTGTCCCTGCCAAAAGTATGCTGGTTCTGGTTTTTCGTCCAATAGATGACGATTGAATGTATGCACATCCCAGGAACTTTTTACATCTATCACCCGTTTGTGTACCAAACGAGGCGATTTTATACCGACATATACATTAGTTCGAATATCAGGCGTTCCTATGATCCAATCATTTTCTAATTTGACTGTATTCTTGAAATACAACTCCCCTTTATACTCACTGTAAAGGCTAATGTTTTTCTCTTCCACAGCCAATCCCTTTTCAAAATACTTGCTTTTAATATCCTTCGACCGCATATATTTAGTCGATGAATAAACATCGACCAAATGAATCATTGCGCCCTTAGATAGTTTACCCGGATCGCCTGTCATCAAGTGATATAAGGAATGGCACCTAAATTTATGATTCGAGAAATCCATTATAATGATAGCTCTTTAAGGCGTACAGCCTCATTAAATAAGATTGTTTCTCCTTCTTTAAATTGTTCTACAGGAACGGTGGACACAAATTTTCTAAGATCCTGTATATTTTCGAAAGTAGTTGTTTCGATGAATTTCATTGTCCGTTGAAATGCCTCTGATTGCTCTTTCTTTGTAGCCTCTTTCCAATTTGCCGGCTCTGGGTCAAACATTTCTTTTACAGTAGACTCTCCGTTGTTAATAGCCGATACCATGCCGCGTAAAATAGAGAGCTTTTCCAGGTCTATATCTTCTACACGCTTAATATCCAATGCTTCACATATTTGTGATTCTTTCACTCCCATTCCCTTCAAATGCTGAATAGCCTTTTCTCTTTTTGCTGGCAATGTCTGTTCTGTCCCGGCAACAAGCTGTTTTGTCTTTTGGTAAATATCATCAACCAATGCGGATGGGATGACCTTAAAAATGGCATTTCTCAACGCAATAGCACATGCAGCATTTCCCGTGATAATCTGCATATCTTCATTCATTGTGATCATATTGCCGGTCTTTTGACCATTCTTATATTCATGCTGTAAGATCGAACGGCTTACCTCAATAGTGGTTGAGGTATTGCTTTCAAGATCATGACAAATTCCTTGCGCTGTGATCTTTTTGCCATCATTTGCAATAATACGAGCACCATATCTTATATTCCCATAAGCCGATGCTACTATCTCCGCAAGCCTCACTGATGGGCCAGCAATTGTCTTTCCACCACGAGAAAGCGCATATGAACAAGATTCGGCGACGTTTTCGCTTATCGTGGCTATTGACATTGCTTTATCAAGAAACGTCTTTGTGGACCTGGGGAATGCCTTTGCTGTAGATATTTGAATATCTATCTCGGCTTTAGTGATCAAAGACAATGAATCATTTCCCTGTGTTATTACTTCCATTTTTATAGAATTTTATTGTGTGATTAACATTGTAAATATACTGACATTTTTGATACCAATCAAATAAAAATAAAGGCGGTCAAGAATAACCGCCCGTTTATTGAAACCTAACTTAGGCTATATAATATCTTTGTATGGCGTAAGTGCGTCGTTGAGTTCATTCATTGCTGTATCAAGGTTTTTTGATATTTCTATTTGTTCTGCCATTTCAGTGAATGCAGTGACAACTTTATATGCAGCCTCCACCAATCCAGGCATGGCAAGTATTAGGTGCTTAAAATGTGAATGCCAGGCTTCAGAAATACGTTCGGCCATCTCGGTATTTTGCTCCATCCCAGCCACAACACTTGGAGATACAACAAATACATTTGTTCTTGTGTCTATGCCCATTCCACTTAATGATTTCTTGTCTATTTCAATGTGTGAAAAATATCCAGCCCTGGGATGTGTATGTTCAATTAATTTCATAATCTTGCTTTTGATGCTGCCCATATCGTCAGCGCGGTTAATGATAGCGTGAATACAATTCCAGCATAATAATACCTAGTAGCTTTTTTAGAAGATAGAAAAGTCATTATTCTATATTTTTGTATAGTTCTATAAGGAAGGCCGAAAATCCCAATCCACTTATTATGCAAAAAAGTGCAAAGAAATAAACAGCAATGCATAATCCCTTTTCGTTAAACACCGATATTAACCCATATACAAATACCGACCACACCATGAGCATACAAACACATATGGAGGCATATAATAATTTATCTTGCATGTTTTTTGTTTAAATAAACAGTTGATGATCAGTTTCTTTGCTCTTTTGTAATGATCTTAACTGACCCATTAATCGGATAAATAGTCTTTTCATTTGAGTTATTTTCATGTTTATATTGACTTAAAACATCTCTTTTTAAGATCAACCATATGAATATGAACGATGCAGTCCATAAAGCGCCAAAGATGATATACATCGAGTACATGATAAAAAGTTTAGTCGTTGAAAGATAGTTCGTATTGCTCCCTTCTGTTATCCAATTCCTCTGACACTCTTGCAGGAATGTCTACATTCTCTTCTATGATTTTACATATCAAGTGGCGTCTAGTAAATGGCATTTCCCTTACCGGATATGCAGTCTCGTCAATTGATA